TGGCTGAGCGGCGCATTGCGCGCGAGCTGAAGATCCAAGGCTTCATCAATGTCGTGGCCGGCACCCTGCAGACGGGCGTGTCAGTCTACAACAAGCCGGACCGCTGGCGCGACACCGTGAGCATCAACATTGGCACGGGCTCGCAGAACAACACGCGCAAGGTGCTCTTATCCCGCGTGTACGAGTACATGCTCAGCTACTGGCCGGATCGCACCGCGACCGAAGAGCCAATCTTCTACAGCGACTACGACTTCTCGCACTGGCTGATCGCGCCGACGCCGGACGCCGACTACCCCTTTGAAATCCTCTACTACGAGCTGCCGCCGCTGCTCGACGACGCCGTGCAGACCAACTGGCTGACTGAGTACGCGCCGCAGCTCTTGCTCTACGGGACGCTGCTGGAGGCCACGCCGTTCCTGAAGAACGACGAGCGCATGCCTGTCTGGCAGTCCATGTACGACCGTGCAGCCGCCATGCTCAACGGCGAGGACCTCGCCAAGATCCTTGACCGTTCGGCGGTTCGGAAAGAGGCGTAATGACCAACACCTACACACAAATCTTCGGTGGCACGACGATCTACCCGTCGGATGTGTCGTACCTGTCGCTCGCGCTGACGGCCAACACGGCGTTGGACTGGCCGCTCGAGAGCAACACACTCCTGCAGCCGGCGGCGCGCATCATCGACGTAACGCCGACTGGCGCATACGCAATCAGCCTGCCGCCCGCCGACGAGACGGGCGTGGGGCAGACCATCCTGTTCAACAACCTCGGCCCGTCCACCATCACCGTCAAGAACAGCGTGGGCGGCACGCTCCTGTCCATCGCGCAGGGCGAGCAGTGGCAGATCTACCTGACCGACAACACCACGGCCGCCGGTACGTGGCGCACGTTCCGCTACGGCGCGTCCACGGCGCAGGCGCAGGCCTCCGCGCTGGCCGGCTTCGGCCTGACGGCGACCGGCGCAACGCTCTCGCAGTCCACGCCCGTCACGCTCTTTGGCACGAACTACACGGCCGGCAGCTCTGACCGGGCGGCGATGTTTGTCTGGACGGGCGGTCTCGGTACGCTGACGCTGCCGACAGCGGGGGGCGTCGGCAGTGACTATTTCGTTGCCGTCCGCAATGGCGGCTCTGGCAACCTTACCATCACCCCGCAGGGCCTCGACACGATCAACGGCGCGGTCAGCCTGACACTGACGCCGGGCGACAGCGCCACGGCGGTGACGGACGGCACGAGTTGGTACACGTTGGGCCTCGGCCAGAGCGCAGTCTTCGCCTTCGACTACACGTCCATCAGCCTCGCCGCCCTGAGCGGCAACTACACACTGAGCGGCGCGGAACTGAACCGCATCGCCTACGAGTTCACGGGCGCAATTGTCGGCAACGTCGACATCATCGTGCCCAAGACGACCCAGCAGTACTGGGTGACGAACTCGACGACTAACGCATTTACCCTGCGCGTCAGGACCAACACCCAGTCGCCCGGCGTCCTCGTGGCGCAGGGCTCGCGCGCCATCCTGTACTGCAACGGTAACGACGTGGTCGACGCCGAGACGGGCGGCATCGCCACGCCGGTTGCCGTCGCCGATGGCGGCACGGGCGCGACGACTGCAGGCGCGGCCCTGATCAATCTGGGCGGCACGTCTGTCGGCATCGGTATCTTCACGGCGGCGGCTGCGGTCAATGTGTGGACGGCGCTGGGCGCTGCGCCGAGCGGCACCGTCAACGGTGGCACCTTCTAAAGTGCCCGTCGTCCAGATACGTTCGCAGCCGGGCATCAAACGCGACGGCACGAAGTTCGAGGGCGATAACTACGTCGACGGGCAGTGGATGCGCTTTCAGCGCGGGCTGCCGCGTAAGATCGGCGGCTACCGTGCGATCAACAAATATTTGCGCGAGATCAGCCGCGCGATGAGTGAGTTTACGCAGAACAGCTTTACCTACGTCCACAGCGGCTCGGCCAATCTCGTCGAGCGCTTCTACATCGACAACGGCTTCAACACCTCGATCATCACCAACCGCACGCCAACAACACTGGCGGGTGATGAAAACAACATGTGGCAGTTTGACACCATCGCCGCGCCGGGCCTTGGTGGCCTGCAGCTTGTCGCGCAGGTCGCGCCGAACCTTGAGTGCATCTGCAATGCGGACGGCGGCCAGCTCTTCTTCGGCAATCTGTTCGCCACTACGCCGCTGCAGCCGATCACCAACCTGCCGGCTGGCTACAGCGCCACCGGGGGCGTGGTGGTGCTGCACCCGTACACCTTTATATTCGGCAACGACGGCTACGTCGCATTCTCGGTGGCGGGCGATCCGACGAACTACACCAGCCTCGGATCTGGCGCCGCGAACATCGCCTCCCAGAAGATAGTGAAGGGCGTCGCCCTGCGCGGCGGTCCGGGCAACTCGCCGTCGGGCTTGTTCTGGTCGGCTGATGCGCTGGTGCGTGCGTCTTTCATTGGCGGCGCGCCGGTATTCCAGTTCGACACGATCAGCACGCAGAGCTCAATCCTCGGCGCAAACACTGTCATCGAGTATGACGGCATATTCTACTGGGTGGGCACAGATCGTTTCCTGATGTTCAACGGCGTCGTGCGTGAGGTGCCGAACAATCTCAACCTGAACTACTTCTTCGACGGCCTCAACCAATCGCAGCGTCAGAAGGTGTTTGCGATGAAGGTGTCGCGCTACGGCGAGATCTGGTGGTGCTACCCGCGCGGTGACGCCATTGAGCCGTCGCACGCCGTCATCTACAACATCCGCGAGAATACGTGGTACGACTGCGAGTTGCCCAACGGCGGCCGCAGCGCGGCGGTGTCGCCGACCGTGTTCCCCAAGCCGATCATGACGGGCGTCGTGCCGACTGTGTCGGATGTCGAGACGCGCGTCACTGAGGCCAACGACACGCGCATCACTGAGACGGGCGGCGACGTGCGCGTTACGCAGGACAGCGAGGTTGATCAGTATCGCCTGTGGGTGCACGAGGTGGGCGTGGACGACATTGACGGCCTGAACATTCAGCCCGTGCTCAGTTTCTTTGAGACTGCTGACATGTCGCTGCCTGTGACGAGCCAAGAGAACAAGGCGCTGCAGGTGCTGATGATTGAGCCCGACTTCGTGCAGAGCGGCAACATGACCATGCAGATAACCGGCCGCGCCAACGCCAAGGCGCCAGAGGTGGCCACGGAACCGCACACCATCTACGAGACGCCACCAACGCCGCAGGATCAGGTCGTGTACTTCAAGACGCAGCGCCGTGAGTTGCGCTTCCGCTTCGAGAGCAACGCCATTGGGGGCGACTACCAGATGGGTCTGGTGCTGGCGCATGTGCAGCCCGGCGACGGCACGGTGATCGGATGATCGACCCGCGCGGCATGCAATTGATTGATTGGGCCGACAGCGTTATACTGTCCGTTGGCGATGCGTGGTCGTTTGGTCGCTTAGACGACGAGAACGACTGGCAGGGTTGGGCTACGGGCTTTTTGCGCGCGTCACCGTTTACGCAGCGCGTCGTACCTGACCCTCACCAGTTTGATGATTGGCGCGAGTGGGCAATGCGGGCCTATCCAATGCTTGAAGGACAAGGCTGATGGCGAAGGGAAGTTTTTGAGATGAGCAGCCCGCTTGCGCCTCCCCCCAACGAAACCCCTGAGCAGCGGAATGCGCGGCTAGGCGCAGCGTATGCGGTTCAGGCGCGCATTGATGCTCAAAAACGAGCAGAATTGGACGCTCAAGAACGCGCACGCACCGCCAGCCTTCCGGGACCACTGCCGGCCCCACCGCCACTGCCGGTGCCAGTCGCACAGCCGACTGGCGGTCTCCCCGCTGTGGCGCAGCCGACGGGCGGTCTTACCGCAGCACAGCCCACGTTTGATGATGACGACTACACCGGGCGCATGGGTCCGGGCGGTGAGCCTGAGCGTTACAGCACCATGTCCGGCGGCGATCCGCGCCTCGCACAGCAGCGCGAGATCGAGAGACAGCAGCAGCGATTGAAGGAGCCGGTTACCATCCGCTCGTGGATGACCACCAACAAAAAGGACGTGCGCGGCACAAAACCCGCTGACAACATCACGCTCCAGCCCGGCAAGCAATACCAGATTATCGATTTCACTGGCAAGAACGACGGCGAGGTCATCGCGTCGGGCAGCACTCCCGAAGAGTTTCTGCGTATACAGGACATTGCGGAGAACCTCGCCAGCAAGGGCCGCATGGCTGATTGGCGGCTTCAGGAGGTCAGCGATGAGCCGTCCAACAGCAAGTTCGGTTCGGCTCTGGAGCCCACGACAGGTAAGTACATCACGACGCTCGGTGGGGATTTGTACAACAAGTCCGGCTGGAGCACCGTTGCCGACATCGCCAAGATCGCCGTGCCCATTGCGCTGCAGTTCATTCCGGGTCTTGGCACCGCACTGGGGACTTCGCTATTAGGGGCAAAGGCGGGGGCAACGGGCGCCACCTTGGGGGCAAAAATACTTGGCACCGGCTTGACTTCGGCTATAGGTCGCGCGGGTGCGGGTGTTGCAACCGGGGAAAAGCTCGGTACCGCCCTCAAGGCTGGGGCTATTAGTGGCCTAGCTTCTGGCGCGACCGCCGGTATACTGGGCGGCCTGTCTTCGCCAGCGCCAACGCCCGGCATGACCTCCC